ATGACATTACGTATCATCTTACGAACTTCATCGATTTGCAAATCGACGTCTTGATCTAAATCCATAACGCCACGTTCAAGTTCATGTTCAAGATCTTTTTTCTTCTTAGTCATTTCCTTAAGCTTCTTGACCATTTCTTCACGTTCTTTACCAGAAGCAGTGCCGTACTCTTTTGCAGCCTTTTTCATATCATCGGTTAGTTTTTCTAACTCTTTTGATATTTTTGATATGGATCTAGCCATTCGTTGTTCCTTTCAAGTTATTTAGAATTGTTTCTCGCGTTTGTTTGTAATCAGCATCAAATTTTTCAAAGAATGCTGATTGATCCCATTCTTCTAAGCCACCATCCGCATTTTGCACGAACTGTACTTTAAGAGCTTCGCGCAGTAAAGCTACTTCACGATCAGCATCACGTAACCATGATTCGGCATTGGCTAACATACGCTGACGAGAATATTCTTCCCAAGCTTCTTTACCATTAGCTCTAATCAAAGTTTCTTCTTGCGTAACACACGAAAAACATTTTTTATGTATAAAGTACATTTTAAAGTTTAAATGTTTTTCCTCGTCTCGCATTTCTTTACCACAACATGAACATTCCTTTGGCACTGTTAATATATCGCGTATCTTTTGTAAGATACTATTTTCTACAGTTCGCGTACGAAAGCCGTTCTTTTGTTCGATCTTCCATACCGTACCGGTCGTAGGATCTAACTCCGTCCATGTATCGCCTACATTGCGTTTAACTTCGGCGCCTTTCATATAACCAACAGTTTTTCTACTTTGGCTTTTATGTGCGCCAGAAAGTAGTTCTTTTACTGCTTTAACATTCTGTAACTTGTTTGACATACTTATTTCTTTTTAGGCTGTTTCGATTCCATAGTAGCTCCAGCACCTAACTCTTTAGCTACACGTGCCTTAACCTGATTAAATGATTTAGCATCGATACCAACACGGTCCATTAGTGCTACCATCAAATCAATCTTTTGTGCAACAGGCAATTTACTCAAACGTTCAGTATCGATCATATCCAATGCACGATTAAGTTGTGTCTTACCAGTACCTAATTTAGAACGGATTGAACCGCCTACTTTATCTAAGAAAGACATATCCGCGCCTGCTTCTGATAAAGCTTTTTTAATTTCTTCACGTATAAGATTACGTAATTCAGTTGACTTCATTTTTATTCCTTTTTTTAATAAATATCTAAATGCTTATTTAAACTGTGACTCTAGTCCTTTAACAATAAATCGTCCAGTAATTTTAAACGGCTTATCGCTAATTTTTGGATCGCGTATCACAATACCTTCTTGGTCTTTTACTGGACCTAGGTCTGAACTTAATGCTTCCAATACTGCATTGCCTAGTTCCATTGTAGCTAAATACATAACAAATCCATTAATAGCTTTTTCGACATCTGCCGGTTCAGCTACTAGTTCTGCTACATCTTTTTTATCAGCAATCGCTAAAAGTATTTGTTTACTTTGTGCTCCTACCTTTTTACCGTCAGCTAATTTAATTTCAGTATCACGTTCATTACGAGCTTTTGCTAACCATTGACTCAATGACTTAGTTACCTTTTCGCCATTAACTATAACGGTATATTTCTTATTTAACTCACCTGCAAAGTCTGGATCTTTATCTAATGTTGTTGGAATAGATCCTACAACTTGATAGCCGTACTTTTGTGCCGTCGGAGCCATATTATCTAATACCTGTTGTATTACATTTTCATTATACGATATTTCTTTTGTAGCACGACGTTTAGGAGTTACTTGTTCAATTTCTAAGAGTCCGTGTATAGCTAAGAAATTCTTATCATATGATAGAACGTTAGACGACCCCGCAACATACTCTATATTGAATAAAATGTTCGGGTTGTCCCACATACCAAGTTGTTTGAGTTGTTTGGTTATATCAGGTAAAGCTTCATTGAATATATCTAATACCTTACCACCAATAACAATCATACCATGGCCTTCACCGAAACGGTCTAACAAGTCAGCTTTGGTAATACCTTGTACGTCTAATGGTTTATTAGAGCCTCGGTCCATTACAAATTGTTTCTTCTTACCATCATATGTAATTAAACGTATACTAGCATTAATACCGTCAATCTTAACTGATGCTGGGCCTTTCTTTAAATACTCACCTGCCATAGCAAATGCTTTAACTAAATCTTTACCGGTCTTTACCCATGGTAAATCAAATGGATGCGCCATATGACCGCCGGCACCACCTTCCATTATAAGTGCTTCTGATAATTTATTTTTCATCATTGTTATTGTTTTTGGATCGTACCAACCTAATACGTCCTTATATGTTTCATCGTCGCCTGTTTTAAGTACGTTACGCAGTGCTGTACCAGACATTTCTCCGTAGCCTGGAACGTTTAATGATATATGGGGAGCTACAATCAAATATCCATGTTTATCAAAGCCTTCCATATTGTCTTTATGCTTAGCATAATCTTGAAAGTATGAATTTGACCCATCCTTTTTAAAACCAATTTTAAATCTAGGATCTTCTTCCATGTCTTTCTGACCAACCATAAATACTACTGTAGTAGTTGCTGGATCATACTGTCCTAATATTTCTTCGGCTTTATATGGATTCTTAACCTGTACTACATTTTTTATGCCGTATTGATTAATGATCTGCTTTTTTTCGTTAAAATTAAAAGGTGACTTTTTAGGCTCTGTTTTATCACTCGTTGCTATATAAGTATTATTAGTGCCGAACTGTTTTTGAAGCCAACGGAATGCTTTAGCGTGGTGTTGTCCGAATGGCTGAAAACGTCCTGGGTATACAGCTATAATATTTTTGATATTAGTATCTTCTGTAATAATGTGTTCTACTAACCATTGTCCTAAATTCATATATTTCCTTTTGTTATAAATATGTTTATGCTACTTGTGTTACGGTTACGATGACACTAGGAATAGCTGGAACATTACCCGAAGCGATGAAGTGTTCTAGCCTAGCATTACCATTAAGTGTTTGCCAAACAATTTCTACATAGTCATTGGCATTCATTGCTAATAACCAATTCCACGCAGATATTTGTTGTTCGTTATTACGTAAATATATAGAACTAGCAGAGTTTGGAATATTCGTTCCGTTTTTCTTAATCCATATATAAATCGTATCTGCTCCAGATGTAGCAAATAACTGTACAGAAAATTGTATATTGTATATACCCGTCGACGGTACCGTTAATCTAGAATTACTAACTAAAGTTACACTACCTGTTGTATCACTAGTATTATATGTAAATGATGCAGAAACGCCGGCCGCGACAGTTTGGTCGGTAGTGTCTGAAAATCCACTGTAATTAAATTGTCTGTTTTTATTTATATACAAACTACCACTATCGATATATACACTACCACTTATATTAAACGAACCACTGATTGAAGCTATAGTTTCATCGCCTTTCTTAGAAGCAAACGTAAAGCCCGGTGTTTTAATTGTAAAGTCGTCGGTATTGGAATTAACGCGCATGTATTTATCTGTAGCTGCTGCTATTTGAAATCCAACCCCACCCCCAACAAACTCCGAAGTTTGGCCTTTTAAAATGGAACCCGAATAAAACAGTATACCAGCAGCACTACCGGTACCGGCAATGGCTTTAGTCATGCCTAGGAATCCAGCACTACGTATGTGTCCAGAATTAGTTCCGGCTATTTCTAAACCAGTACCAATTTCATTACTAATAAAAATCGAACCTGTAATTAAGTTATTCGTACCTTGAATATATGTATTATCTCCATCAAATATAGCTCCATACACTATACTTTCCAAATCTGCTTGTTGACCCGTATAATCAAAGTATTGAAACTTAAATGTTAACGGCGTATTATAGTGTTCAGATGGCACACGTTTAAAAATACGTGTATAGTTAGGTGAAAATCCAGTTTCTTTATTTGCTAGAAATTCTATATTACCTACAATAAAATGACCATTTCTTACAACTAATTTTAAATCAACCGGAGCTGTTTCTAAAGCTTTAAATCTAAATTCTACTTGACTAATAGCTCCTGCTATTGGTTTAACCTGATATGTACCGATTCGATTACCTAATGGCCCACCGTCTCTAAAATCGCCTGTTGTAGTATTATTAAAGTTAGGCACCGGCAATATATCCCCAGCCTGTGCAAAACGGAATTGTTCTTGTGTTTGTACACGCGAGCCGGAAATGTATACATCTAAACGATGATTTGGTATATTTGTATCTTGGCTAAAGATATCCGCGGCATCTGAATCGCTGGCTATACTAAAACGTACTACATATTCCGTATCAGCTGTTACAGTAGGTTGATACTGTGATTTAATTGAAAAACTAGCATACTCATTAGTTACTAAATATTGTTGTGGGCCAATGCCAGTACCTAAATCACTAAAATCTAAGTTTAGCTTAGCGCCGCCAATTAATATAGTATCATCATATGAAAACGGCGCCCAAACATTAAATGCCGGATCATATGGAGAATAACTACTAGTAGTCCAATATTGCTCTATTTCAGCTAAGTTTTCAAATGCTCCATATGCTTCATATGCTACACCGATAGCAATATTTGTTTCTACCGAACCCGTATCGACTAAAATATTTTGTTGTTCTAAGATAGTATCTCCTAGATCAATAAAATCTCCAAAAAATCCGGATGGCTTGTATAATGTTTTGATTTTGTATATGTCGCCAGTCGCCGGTTCTATATTAGCTAGTATTAAATCAGCAAAACTAGAACTACGTTGTGTTTGTACTGTTATAACTGGTTGTGTATAACTAGCAGTAAAGTTTGTTGATGTATTTATTGTTTGTATATTTGATGATAATCCTTGTTGCATGACAAGACGTACATTAAATGGTCCAAACGTATTATCATCATCATTACGAAAACCGTAGTATTGTGCTACACGCGCCTGTGTACTACTAATTACTTGCGTAATAGCAAAACGATACGAACCACTTAGTGGCACTACAGCCCCAGGTACAGATATACCATAGAAGTTACCAAAATCACCATCCTGTGACTCCGGATAAACTTCCCCATTCTGTGTTTTAAATTGTGGAGCATTACCATTATTATCACTTGTACCGGCCAATGTAATGTTAGGTTTACGTATTTCTATATAACCACCTACCATATTAGCATTTAATGGAAAACCAACTGTCGTAAGTTTACTAGCTCCACTTAAAGTATATAGAGGCGGCGCATCAGCCGATGTATTATTAGTACTACTTAATGAATTTTGTAATGTACCAATATCGAAAAACTGTAATCCGAAATTCGGCGTATTACTAGTACCAGATCCTTGTGTCACACTAACTGTGTTAGTAGTTCCTACTGGTACTAATGGTAATGGCGTAATCGTTAATGATGCTCCCGATGCGGATACAGTTGTAATTACGTTAAAGATATCTAACGGTTGTTGGTATGGCTGTATTACTTCTGATAATGTAATGCGCGGATATTGAGTAAATATAATTTCTGAATTGTTACGAGCTCTAGGGGCTACTGTAACAGTACGTTGCCAAATTAAATTTGGTATGTTATAATAGTTTTCGGCATTAACGTCGCGACTATATGGTATCAACGCTCCGGTATTTACATTAACGCGTGCTCTAGAAGCTAGATATACAGTTGCTATACCAGGAGAAGTATCTGGATAAATGTAAACGGCAATAACTCGAGTACCATCCTTTTCAATATAATTGATAGGTTCGTAATAAATTGGATTGCCGTTATAGTCTAAAATTTCTATGTAGATTTCACTTTGATCTACGAGATTACCGGCCTGAGCTTTAAGCTTAAATAAATTCTTTCCGGCCGTTAGGCGGTTTGGAAATTCTACGATGTTAAAGTAATCACGAGATATTGCATCTGAATCACGAATAGCGTATTGAAAATCCTTTAAACCAACATAGCCTACTCTTTTACGTAACGGCATTAAAACTTCCTCTTTTTAATAAATATCAAGAGTAGTTTATTTTAGAATAGCCATGTTCTTTTTTGATTTCGATTAGTTTATCTACAATGTCTCGCATGGCATCGATATGTGATATACACATAATGAAACCGAATTGAGACTTAAGATAATCAAACAGCATATACATACTATTCATATTATCAGAATCCAATACGCCAAAGCCTTCGTCAATTGCTAAGAAGTTCGGTCTAGGTAAACTAGTAACATTGATTAATGATGCTCTAATAGCTAAGGAAGAAATAAATTTTTCCATTCCGGATGTTAATTCTAAAGGCCAATAGTTAGTATCATCATAAACAATATATCCATGTATATTTTTGCCGTCGGTGTTTAGAATAATCGTAAAGTCAACAACTTGCGTTAAAATATTATTGACCTCAGCTTCAATTTGCGGTAACGCGCGTTCTATTAACTGATATGGCACTCCATCACGTTTAATGGATTGCAAATAATATTCATAGCCTTTATATTGTACTTCTAGGTCTCGCAATCTTTCTATAGCATTTAATGCTGTTTGTTTTGTTTTCTCTGCTACAGATAGTTTAGCCGATAATTGAATAACCTCCGTATCTATAGTTTTTATTTCTTGCGTCATTGAACTAATTTCATCGCGCAATTCATTTATTTCTTCCGTACGCTGTTTATTAAATTCAATATCAGCGATACATTCCATAGCCTTTGTTAGTAATAATACCTCTTGGTGATATGCATCGATAGTACTTTGTAATTTAGTAAAGTACCCATTAAATGTATCAGATGATTGACTACGTATAACAGACGCTGTATTTAATTCTGATACTAATCGATGATAATCATCAATTGATTTTTGAACATCTGTATCATCAATAGCTAACAATAATTGCGATACTTGAAACTCATATGCTTCCATCTCTCTACGTAAACTCGGTAACTGATCAGCAGCTAATTTAGTATCGTGAAGCCATGGATTAGCCATGCAATACTCACAATTTGCATCCCATTTATGTTCTTCTAATTTAGAAACCATTTTTTCAGCATGCTCTATTGCGTGCTGTTTTCCATGCATTTCTGTCTTAAGATCTGACAGTGTCTTTAAATATTGTCTATGTTCGTCAGCCGTTTGTTTTAATATATCGATCTTAACATCGTCAATACGTAACTTCAAGTTAAAGTATATATCATCGGCTTCATTCATACGTTGCTGTGCCACATCCAATTGTTGTTGGCCAACTTTTTTAGCTTCAAATAATTGTGCTATTTTAGTTTCATGACTTTTAGGGTCTGATATATTATCTGGTATAGTACGTAATTCTTTAGTTAAATCAAGTACCTGTTCATTTAATTCATCACGTAACTTTTCTAAAGTTTCTTTTTCCGTCAATCTACTTTTATATGCTTTAGAAACAGTAACAATTGTTTGTTCAGCAGTAGCTAGATCCGTACTATGATCGATACGCTTATACTCACGTATTAGCGCCGATGTATCTCTACTGTCATCAGCAGCTATTTGATATTGTTGTTCAAAAACATTAATGTCTAAGAATTGACTAAGCAAATCCTTTCGATCCTTTTGTGACATATCAATAAAGCCGGTATTATTACCTTGAAGTGATAATGCTGTTAAAACAAAATCTTCGTAATCACCTAAATAATGACGTATCATTTTATTTGTGTTATCGCGCTGTTCGCCGTTAAGTGATACTTTAGTACCAGTATCATCAAAGTAATAAAATTCTACATCTACCTTAACATGTCCGCCATTATTTTTACGTCCGTTACGTTCAATATAATAATCAATGCCGTCCATTTCAAATTGAAACTTAGATCTAAATTGTGTCTTTTTATTATTCAATACATGCACGGCTTTACTAGTACGACTACATTTATCAAAACAACAAAATGCCAATGCATCTAGTAATGTTGATTTACCCGAAGCGTTAGGAGCAAATAAACCATATGAACCAGCTAAGTTACCAAAGTCAATTAAATTGTCTTCGCCGTAACTAAACATGTTTGAAAACTCAAATATTTTCGGAATCCATAATTTATTTCTAGTTATGTCGGATTGCGTTAATTTGCTATGTACCGTACGATTAATATGTCGAACTACATCTAGCATTTCATCATCCAATGCATATTCATTATCTAGATATTCAGTTATTACTTTATTCTGCCACTCTACATCACGAACATTACCAAATGATATTTTCTTACCATTGGAAATTGAATTGAAAGGATTGACTTTCTGTATAGTGACATCTTGTATAGTATATTGTGATTTTAAATCTGATACAATACGTTTTAGCGTAGCTGAATCAGTATCCTTAACCTTTAAACGAAGTCTAACCTTTTTAGGCATTCGTTTGATATCAGTAACAATATTGCCGTTACTAATTTCTAATGTACAGTATCCAAAATCATTTTCAATTTCAACAAATTCACAAGATCTAGAATCTAAGTCCCATACCATTATACCATGATCTAAACCTTCACCGAAATTCTGTTGAATTAAACTTCCGGCATATGCGATAGTTTTAGCTGAATTTAAGAATTGAGGTTTGTGTATATCACCTAACAATGTTAAGTCATGACCTTTAAATGTATCAGCCGTTACATGTGTATTACTTAATGTAATACCTAAATCAGTTTGAGCTGCATTAACCGCACCGTGGTGTAGTGCTATTTTATATTCACCTTCAAATTCGCTAGCTTTAATAAATTTTGATGGCGGATCAAACACCGACATAACGTTAAAGTGTATGTTCGATATACTATATATACCTGTGTCTTTAAGATAGTGTAATTGCGGATGATTTAAGGCTTTAACAATAGGAGATAAGGCATCTAAACGACTCGAGTTATTTAGATTGCAATCATGGTTTCCCGTAATAACTATCGTCGGTGCTAAATCTGCTAGATTCTTAAAGAACTCTGATACAGTATGTACTAATTCAGGGGACATATCTGTCTTAGCATGCACGATATCACCTGCTACATAAATAATACTACCAGGTGTCTTTGTTTTTTTAATGTATTTATACAGACGCTTAAATACTTGTTCGTATTCTTTATGGCGTTTAACGTTACGTACATGCACGTCTGCAATGTGATAGATTTTATCTATCTTAGAAATTCCAATATCTATAGTATGCATAATATCTTTTCTTCCATTAACCGTTCACCAGTTAATTGTACGGTTGTATCTATTAAATTCTTTACTGCTTCGAAACCCAAGTCACTAGGATCTTTACCTGTTATATCTACAAAATAAACATCGATACCATTACTCATAAAATATTCAGCAGCTTCTAATGCTTGTTTCCTAGCATCTTGATCTAAACAAATATAAATTGTTTTAACTCTCCTCTGAACAATACGCTTTTTTAATGTATTGGAAATTGTTTTACCAAATAATGGTATAGCATTGCGTTTGATTGCTATAGCATCAAATGCTCCTTCTACCAATACAATCGGTAATTCCCAGTTTATATGTAGTTCAAACCCAATAATATCTTTTGATACTTTTGGATTCTTATGTTTAAAATTATCTGATTCATAAAATGCTCGAGCTACGAAATAGTTTAAACTACCATTAGCATCGAAACTCGGAATAATAATCTTTCCGGAGTACTCGCCAGTCTCACAATATCCAATTCGATAGCGTAAAATATCGTAAATACCAATACCGCGATTTTTAAGATATGTAATAGCATTTCTATAATCCGGCGAAGCTTTATCTATACGCCATAGAGGACGATAATCGCTAGGCAAATTAACTACAGGAGTATCGGTAGTTGTTTTTGTAGGTTTATATTCTACATCATCTAATAAAGTAATGATTTGCGAAATCTTTTCTCTAGCAACATTAAGTTTCCTATACAATACAGAAATCTTACGACCAGATGCATTACAAACCCAACAATGCCAATGTTGTGTAGTTATATCAACTTCTAATTTAGGCTTATGATGATGACAAAATGGACATGTAAATGCTAAGTTATCTTTAGTAGATGTTTTACTCTTGCCAAGAACTGACTCAAGATTTTGAATGATTGATAACTTACTCATTATTATTACTTATTAGCATTGTCATTACATAACAATGTTTCAATCTCAATAACTTTCAATTGAAAATTATATTTTAATATAATATATAATTCTCATAGCTTCAAGAGCTAAACCAACTTTTTATCAAAAAAGTTTCCGATAGACGCGTTTTCGGCGTTTCGGTGTACCATGCATCTGGTATTGTTTTTTCTGCCCAAGCTATTCCGTGTTTATCACAAAAGTCAGCATATGATGTTTTACTGCCTTTACTAATCTTGGTTTTAGCAGATTGGAACACCATACGTATATCCATTTCCGGATGTTGTTGCTTTACTAACAAATGCTTTTTACGGTCTTCGGTTGTCCAACGTCCTTTAGACTCAATTAGAATCCCATTAGGAAGTGTCCAATCGACTGTATAACGTGAATCACGCGCAGGTACGGTATATGTGATAGTAGTTTTTTCATAGAGTTCTTTTGCTTGTAATTGTTTTGAATCGAGTTGTTCTGCAATTTTTGCTTCGAAGCCAGACTTATAGCCTAACTTTTGCGCATTTATTCGTGTTTTAGATTTACTACGCCAAGACATAACTTATTTCCTTTAAAAGCTTTGGTCGGGATACCAATTATATTCGTCGTATGTTTCCATGCGCCTATTATAAATATTAGTAGTCCCAACGTACTATAAAGTTCATATCTACATCTGAACGTTTAGTTATCGCCGTTCCTAGTTTACCGATAGCCAATAATTGTGATCTATCATTATATAAACCAATAGTTGTAATATAAGGACCAACTGTTCCGGAAACAAATGAAGATAGATATAATTCTCCCGGTCCGTTATTACTTTCAGCTCCGGCCGGTGTATCATTACAGTCGTTATTAGATGCATCTGTACCCGGGCGATATGTAGCAGTTGGATTCAATGTATAATTGAATTGATCCGCCGGCACTCGTACTAACACTTCATTTTCGTAAATAGTATGTGTACCGCGGTATGATGCTGTAAACGCAGAATTAAAGAATCCTGAACCAGAATTGTATTTTGGCATTACTGATGTTACAACGACTTGGCCATTACGATAGAATACATTTCCAGCTACATTTGTTTGATGTAATGAGCCGGAAATATAATGACGATTAGCTAAAGAAAGTATTTCAGCGGGAGAAGCCGCATACTCATAAAAACGTATTTCATCCAATTGATTTGTAATGCTGGTTTGCATTTGGCGATATCCGCCGTAACAACCTATTTCTATATCCGAATTATTTGACGTATCTCCAGTTACCATAGTATCGCTAGCAACTTCAATACCATCGATGTACAAACGTATAAGTGTGTTATCACGCGTCACTGCTACGTGTGTTAATGTATCTTCTAATACGAGCGATCGTAATTCCGTAATTTTTGAACCATTACCGCATAAAAAGATTAGTTCGTCTGTAAGTGCATGAACAAACATAAATGGAAAACGATACCCGTTTAATACACTAGTATCATTAGCGATAGCATTTACCGTAGGCCAATTATCAATAACGTCGCGTTCTAAAGTTTCTCGAGTAGCCGTATCAAAATATTGTTCTCTACGTAACGGCCCTTTAACTAAATAACTGTTATCGTAATTAAACGTCCCCCAAAAACTAATAGTCCAACGGTCACATGGATTAAATCTATTAAATGTTTCATGATGCGGTATTCGTATACCAGCATTGGCATTAAAACCATAATCGTTTGTATCAAACCTAGCACCCAATCCAAAATATGGCGAATTTACTGAAGCAGGTATGCCAGAAACGTTAATAACTGGTTGTATTGTTATTGATCTAGCTTCAGCTTGTAACGATTTACCATTTAGTGTATATTCGACACTGCCGGACTCTATATAACCAACGTTTTTTTCAAACTTATGAAACTCATTATCGAAACCCATATAAAAGAAACAACGACTGCTAGTAGCAAAACTCGATGTTAAAATTTGAGGATCACGCAAATTACCATTTCCGTCATCAACTAAACGTATAGGAAGTGCCTTAACAGATGATGTTACTGTAAACGTTCCCGGCTTAATAGCCTCGCCCATTTCAAAATACGGTACCGATAATGTACTAGAACTGTAAAATAAAAACTTAACGTTTTTCGTTTGGTTTGTAAGTTCATGACTACGTGCCGGGTCGTATGGATTCTTATAATAACGATGATCTACCCAGCGCCACACAACGTGTTGATTTGTACCGTCATAGTTTGTTGGATAGTTATAAGTATCATCCCCAACGTGTATAGCATATTTGTTATGTATGCCTGTATGTGTACGATAACCACTCCCAGAAAAACTTCCGGAAGTTACAGTATAGCGTTTAAACGTTTTGAGAGGCCGAGTTTGAAAATCGTTTGCTCGTATAGGTCTAAATACTGTTGGAATAATTGGCATATCGTTTGTTTAATTAGAAGTCTAATTTTACTTTAATTAAAGCTTCACGTGTAAATGATTTTAATAACGGACGGCTAAGTTTAGCTACTGCTAATAACTCACGACGGTCATTATATAAACCTACTGTTGTAATATATGTTTGAGGATCACTAACAAACGTTGTATAACGAAGTTGTCCTAATGAACCTGTTATAAAGGATGGATTATTAGAATAATTATACTCGCCATTTTTTACACGTACAAAGTAATAAGTTGATTTAACCTGTTCACTTGAACGTGCTTGTAATCCATAATTATCACCACTTGGCGCCGAATGATTTGCGATCGAACCTGATATCGATGCAAATAGTTTCATAGCATTATCACCCTGTACGCCCGATCCTGTTACTGTATTAAATGAAGCTGAAATATTTAATGTATTAGCATTTAAAATAACAATACCATATTGTGGATAGAATAGACCATAATACTGAGGTGCCGATGGATTGTAAATTACTGTACCTTCATCGATCGTGCCCGATACAATATTATAAACTAATCCAGACTCTCCTACACTAGGACTAGCGGTTGACGAGTCATCGATTAAGCGTATAACATTATGTCCTGTATTACCGGTCTTAAGTGGCGTTACATTTGATCCTGTATGAACGTTATTAGCAAAAACAGAACCAGATAGTGCAGCTAAATTAATTTCTAAATTACCTGGATCTAATTTTTCACGAAAACGTGCTCTGTTAAAGTTTAAAACATAAATATGATCCGTATCAGTACCATTGATAGTAAATTTAAAATCATTAGGTGCCAATAAAATTTGTGCATATTGTTTATAAATAGCACGTGACGGCGTATCATTATTTAAGTTACCAGTTAAGTCAGCAGAGCCGGAACCTTCATAATGGCCATATGCTATAGAAAATTGTGGCTCGGCTGATGTATTGGAAGTAGGATAATTATAAATTTCTCTAAAATACGTGTTTTGTATACTTGTTGCTATACTCGATGTAAACATATTAACTAAACTACCAGTATTGCCAGAGAATAAACCACGTGTAACCGTTTCTACGTTATTTGGTAATACATCGTCTACTGTATCAAAAATACTATAAATCTTACCACTACGTATACGACTACGTGCCGAATCACGTTCACGAATGATTTGATCGGCTAATTGTCTAGCTAATGATTCAACTTGTGATGTAGCATTAGTAGAAGTTTGTCTACCGGTAAATCTGCTTCCTTGAGTATTAAATCCTCTTGTTGTTCCCATTTATATTTTCCTCTTATCGTACTGCTGCAGTATCATTTAAAACTGTAGTTGCAACTTCTTGTCGTTTAGCTGTCACTGTCAATGTTACACGGCCGCCCGTTTCATTGCCAATAATTAATACTGTCGCTGTTGCGTCACGTAAATACTGCGGCTTAGCTACGATTTCAAATTGTAATCCAGAAACTGTAACACTCTGTGCTGCTTCCGAATCGCCAATAAATTGTGCTACGGTAGGTGCTCCACCTGCGCCCGGCGCTGATGTGACCGCTCTAATTTCAGCTACATCGGAATCTGATAAAATTGCTGTATAACCAAACTGACGATTACCGCCTTGGAAGTTAACTGTATTTGGAGCAATTATTGTAGATTCGCCCGATTCTAAACTCAGTACTGTTTGACCAACTCTTACAACCGGTATACGTGCAGTTCCTTTTGGCAACGTAACTAATTTATACTTTAACATTTGTGTCTCGTCGGCGAGCGCTTCGATGACCGGCATATTTTCGATCGCCGCTCCATAAAACGCAGTTCCTAACGGATGTTCTGTATTGTAAAGGTCGTAATCAACCTCATCATCTGAAAGTGCAAATTGGGTGATTTTAAACTCATCACGGCCTCTTGCTAGTAACTCACGACCTTTTTTAGTAAGGATAGCATCAATTGTGATTGTACTATTATTTAGATATCCCATATCAAATTCCTATTATTTTAAATAAATATACAGTTCTGATTAATTATCTAACCAATAAATTACCAGCTTCCGTATTACCTGTATTACCTCTAGACTCAGGATTTTGAGTAAATATTAATTGGTTTGGATTGGTTTCATACACTTCAATAACCGGCGTATTGCCAATCGCTGCAATCTTAGATGCTATATTAATATCCGGAGACGAAATACGACAACCATTATATCGAGCATTTTCATACTGATCGAATTGATCATCCATGTACGTAGCCGGTATTAAACTTTGACTATAATATAATCCTAAACTTTGACTATACGCATGTTGTGCGTTGCGATCACGAAGTGAAAGGTTAGTACCACTACCGGAATAATGATATACAACTTGTTGATATATATTACTTGGACGATATGATTCTATTATTGGCATTAATGGTGAATGACAAACTTCTTTTATATTTCGTATAATTGAAACTTTTTCTATTATAGGACCTAGTTGCGTGGTAGGATCGATACAACTAAATACTAGTTTAACTGCTAATTTGCTAACATATGCCGGCACATGTATATTTGTAAATGTAATACGCGTACGACTAGATGTCGACGTTAATGTAACGTTACTATTAATAGATTCTATAATAGAAATTATAGTATTATTACTGTCCAATAATTGTATTTCCGTAGTTAATGATAAACTATAATCAGTGCCGCCCAATCTTCGTTGCCAAATATCGATATCAAATGAATCATTAGTATCAAATTGCGATAGTACATCAAAAACAATATATAAATCATCTGATGTCTGTGGTATAACAACTAATGAGTTAAATAAAAAATAAGCATATTTATTATCCGAATCATTTGATGTGATAGCTTCTTTTAAAGTAGAAGCTCCGGTAACATTCCATGGATCGTATGGTTGTGTATTTTTACTAAATACATCACTTATAGAAGCAGTAGCACTAGGTAAAGCATCGACTGGATTAATTTCTATTATACAATAATCCATTGCTCCACTCGTAGCGCCTACATATGTATTAGCAAACCAAGTATCGCCTGTCTCGTCATATCCATTATATGTGCCGTAGTGATATAAACTTTCAACGTCTATAACATTTTCAGTAACAGCAACACTAGCATTATACATCATATATTCTGCGCTAGCGCTAGTAATAGGACGTGTAAATTCAACGTCATATTGTGGATTCTCTACTTGCGGACGTTTTGTTAATGGAACTTTAACACGCTCTAAAGCATGCGGTTCAATTAAAAGACCCATTGCTTCATCAACACGGGCTGGCAACAATTGTTTGATTTGATTAAATAAACTAAAGTCAAATTGACTAAAGATTCTAATATAAGCATTAACATCGTTACGGTCCGTATACTTTTTCCAATAATTCTTAGAAAAATGGAACAAGTCTGGATACTGATATTCAAACTCATGATTTGGATCGCCAACAAAATCATCTAAAGCAACATCGCCAATCTGATTAAAAATATCTTTATTAACTTGATCGGCATGACTATAAAACAAACCGACACGATTTGTATCGATTGGAGCATAATCAAAGCTAGAGCGTTCTGCAGTATTTGTCGGAGATAATCTACGTATCAAGTAATTATCTTCCAAACGAATCTTTTCTGAACGAGGTAGACTACCACCAAGAGATACGCCTTGCACATAATATGTTTCTTCTATTGGCGTGTAATGTCCTAACTCTAAATCAGCTGGTACTCCGGCCGCGATAGTACTATATGTATTTCCTATAGTAGCTCCGGTAAAGTTTTTTATAGTATTTGCGGGATGACTACTTGTTATAGAACTAAATAAATTATGATTAATTGCTATAGTATCACTACCAAATGGATAATGACGTATTAATGTATCATAACTACTTGTCGGACTCAATCCAGATACATAACTAGTTGGATTGAGTGTATGTTCATCAAATGCTGCTTGTGTTAACGGTTCTAGCCATTCGCGATATTCTTGTAAATATCCTCTAAATTTAGGTTTGTTAGCTAGGTTTAGGTTTAAGCTCGGGTAATTAGTATTAAGATCCGATGCTAAATGATAAGTATCTGGAACCACTCTATTACACAAATCAATTTCACACGCGCTGCCGCCACCTGCCCATGATGTATACTGATTTGTATTACTATCTGGCATGACGGATAAACTACTACTATGTATAATCTTTCCATTGATAAAATCGCTAGCTTTTTGCACTTGTATATAATAAGTAGTATCAATATTTGAACCAGTATTATAATGCTCGCCAGTTGTTTCCCACCACCAACGTATGTTCCACATATCGCCATCATATAATGGCAACCATTCTGTTGAATCGTAAAATGTCACAGCATTTGCAGGTGTATTATCAGCATCGCTATGTGCATATAATATACGGCCGTATTTATCACTACCTGAATATGATCCGGTATATTCTAACACAATCAATGATTGCAAACGCGTTGTAGCGACACGTGTAGCTGCTAAAACCATCGACTCTGTTACTTGTGGTGAAAATCTCCACTCACGTGCCATTGGAGCTATAGCATAACTATTTCTAGCTCCTCCGCGCTGAATACCCCATTGGCCGATACTCGAAGAATATGAACCAAATGATTTAATAGCCAGGCTGGTTATTTTATCATTATTTGTATCTAATACATATGAGTAACGATCTTCGATTAGTGTTGGTACGTTTTCTTCTACTTTTGGGCCGCCATATTCGCGTATACTTAACAATGTTTGTGGAATGCCATAACATGACATTAATGCTTTTACACTACGTTCCGTACCTTTTGTTTTTAAAAGATATGGTAAGTTGTTGACAATACGTCTCCAAACTTCTGTAGTTATGTCTTCGTCTGTTTTACTAAATAAACTACCTGTACTTTGATAACTACCAGATGCATTCGTACCTAACTTATATTTCCAAAGCGAAGAAGCTTGATTGCCATTAGCTAATGTCCAACCCATTGATTTAGCTATCTCGTAAATAGATTCACGACTAGCGCCTAATTTAGGTTGTTCTTCCGGACGATATGTTTTTGTTAATGCTTCAACATACGTATAAAGTATATCAAAGTGATGACCGATCATGTTAACAAACAATTCGTACTGATCATTATTAACATCCGTACGGATATGTTCCGGTATTGTTTTTACTAACGCATTAGCATTTTCAACATCATATGCAGATGCCGTAGCATAAAACCCGTTAAACCAATTCGTACCTAAACTAGATGTAGTATGATGTACATAGTATTGACTAGCCGATAAATATTTAGGCCATGGTGTAATAGCATATCCATCTGAGCCAATGAAACTACCAGATACGCCATGTGTTGTTAGACTAGCTGTTGGCTCATAATACAACCAACGTTCGAAGCCATCAAACGTTCCAATAATATTATCAACGCGTTGCTGTGTAATAGCAACGTTATTAGTAAGTGAACCAGAATCTGAGCCAGAAACGCCATTTAAAACAACTAAACGATTGTTATAAAATTCTAACATTTCCATTTTGTATTTAAAGTTAGCTATGCGTTCTGCTGCTGAACTATAAAATACAAAGTTATCAAATGCTGTATAATCAATACCTAACGTAACGCCTGACAATGATCCTGAAAAATAACGATCTATTACTCGTTGTGATGTGGATAAATTCGCATCTAATAAATCATTCCAGTTTTTAAATTCTGTTTCGGTAATAGTATTGTAATTACTACTCACGTCAAAATTAGGACCACGTAACGTTGTAGTTTGTGGCGTTGGTAATGGAATAGATAAATCGATATTATCAAAATATGGATCTGCTAACTCCTCAACAATCCAAAACACATTATTTAATTGTACAGAATCAGGTAATGCCGAATATAAACGGATTACCATATCTTCTTCATTGTCCCAATCTTTTTGATTTATAATTTTAACAATATTGTTATTGCCAAAATTAACAGCTAAATCGGCTGCATATGGATTAGCATATTCGGTTAAATAATCGTTTACTAATCCGCTATATTTATCACGTACTTCGTCTGGTAGTGGTACTAAACGTACCAACATTTCCCTACGGTCCGGAGATATTTCTTTGATTTGTAATAAACGATTGTCATTACTACCGACGATATCGTTATGTACGTTAACGGCTACTTCAAATAAGCCGCGTCGTAATCCTAACGCGTTTAACTCAGATGCATAGTTAATATACATCTTACTATCACGTATTAGAAAGTTAGTTGGATTAGAACTAGTTATATAATCACCTGTTGGCGAATATACATGCATTTCGATTTTAGGAGTACTATCAGGCGTAACTGTTTTAACGTCTAGAACTAATGAATCAACTTCATCTGCGTTCCATACTACACCTCTCGTAATACCTGTTGTTTCTAAAATCTCTTCTTTATTGGAAAATCTATCTAATGACATAGTATTTATTCTTCGGTAGGTAAATAATCATCGAATGTCTTACCGGGTAAATACTGTTCTATTATAGATCTTGCACTAGAACTCCAAACGACGCCGAACTTTGATCTATTACCTATTTCATCATGAACTCGTTGTCTAAAGTATTGTACACCTTTATATAAACGATCTAGCTGTGAAAGAAATAAGAAATCACAATCTTTACGTACCTGATCACAAAACTCTAATCCATCGTCATTAAACGATGATAGTGCAGTATTTAACGCTAATATTCTAGTATAAATATCTTGAAACTCGGTTACTGAATCAGCATTGATTAATAAAGTATCTACTTCTATAATAAAATCCTTAGCTTCGGCAATTGCTTCATTAAGTGTCGATACCATAATATCGGCATCTGATGCACGTTTATATAAATCTTTAGCTTGTATTACTAGGCCTAGTTCATATTCGATCATACCTCTAACATATGATGCATCTTTAATTAATGCGCGTTTACGTACCGACGCTTGATTTCTTGGCAATGCGTTTTTTCCTAGATTGCTTAAATCAGAAACAGCCTCAGCAAATAAATAACCAGCATATGCCGTATTGCCGACTGCAATAATTACATCAATTGCATTTATTCCAAAACTGTCCGGTTGGTTATTCCAAACACGTCCCCATTTACTAACACCTACAATACGATCCGCGTCCGATGGATCATTAAATGCTCCGGCAGAAATACGTTCGTTGCGTTCAAACATTTCTAATAGGTTTGTTCTAGTATCTTTTTCCGTTACACCGCGTCTTTTTCTTTTAATGTATTTATACGGCGAAGCGGCTGTCATGATTTTATATAATGGACTGTTTGTTCCGAATTTAGAATTATAGTAAGCTGCATAATTTTGAGGTAGTGCCATTGCTATTAAATCTAACGAAGCTACGCGGGCAGCTAATTGTGGCCATAGTTCTTGTATATGAATTCTTAATGCTTCGATTTCTTGTTGCTCACTGACTTGTTGTTGTAATGCAAGTACTTGTACGGCCGGGTAATACATCATACTACCTTCCGGCTCATATGGCTTTAAGTTATTAATATCAAATGGAGCTCCCGCATTACTAAAATTATCTAAGTAGTTTTTATATTCGTCTATATCTAAACGATTTGCTTCTACGATATGCGGAAAGTCATTCCAAACCGGACTATTATCGCCTGTATTTTGAACGACATCAATGCCGCCGGCACTAATTAGTAAATTTATTAAACCACGTTCTCCGTACAATTCATTAATATTATCACCATCAATCTGTGCACGTTCGGCTATAAATGTTGATAAATCATATTCATTTATTGAAGCATATAGTCTAAATACATTGGCATCGATAACTTGTTTCCAGAAGCCATTAACCATCATACGTACATTATAAACTAAATCATCAGAATTTATCTGCGTATTTGATTCGGCTGCAGCGGTAGTGTACGGTACTGGCCAGGACAATATAATCATACGTCCTTCATACTTAGCACGTAATTTTTCTTTATATGTTTGTTTTTGAAAAGTTAAATCAAAGTATAAATCATTAGGATCACTACTAACATAAATATCAGATGTACCTGTACCGCCTTCGTAATTAGAAGGTTTCATGTAATCTCCAGGATCTCTAAAAAATGGAGTTTTTGGTCGATATCCACTATCAAATCTTACACGTTGATTCCAATCGCGACTTCTATCTAGTACTTGACGGTATTGAAATTCTTCTAATGCATCAGCTGGTTTATCAGCCGTACGGTCTCCAATAAACGATCCATCCAAGTTCATATCATAGTTAGCTAACTGCTCAACAGTAGCTTCTTGTATAGAATCATATGTTAAACCACGTTCAACTAATAATACTTCAAGTGTTTGATAATTTGGTATTGGTAATGCTACGCCATTTTCTACGTAATACACACAAAACGTTGTACGTACTACATAGTCTAAATCTTCATCCAATGCTAAACGATCGTTAATACGAGCCGGGCCACGTTGTATATAAGCATCGTGGTAATCTGCCGGATTGAGTTCAATTTCTGTATTGATTAAAAATAGACCAGTTTCAGTTACTGGACGTAAAACGTCTTGTTTAATAAAGTAACCCCATTCTTCATCGATCAATTCATCTAAATCTTCCTCGGTTACTGTTGGATATGTTTTATCAATTTTGTATTCAGCAAATTTGCCCGAACCTGACGAAACCATTAATATATTCAAACCGTTTCTAAGTTCTACATCGGGTTTAGGAACGTCTGTACTAATACCATTAATGGTTTGTGTTAACGTATATGGCGTTAATTTGCCAGCTTTATATATCTCATCATCTGGAAACTCGCCTTGCATTATGCCGACAAGCATTTCGTTTAGATCATACTCTAAACGTTCAGACGTCAAATTTCTATTTGTAAATCTATTCATTATCTTACCACTTTAAAGTAGAATCCTTCGCCAAATATTTGTACATCATTTCCGCCCGAACGTTCTACCTTTAATACTATTTTATAATAACGTTCTGGTTGAAATGTATTTAGTCTAAGTTTAAAGAAACTACCGTTACTATCACAACTAATGCGCGTTGCATATGTATCAAATGGAATAATCGTTTCATTTGTTACTGCATCTGTAATACTATAATAACTAGATGTAGGTAAACGATATTCAGTAGCATAGTGAGAACTAGTTGTATATGAACGTAACGGAAATTCTGGTCTAGCGGCTATTCTAAAAATAGCTTTATCAGCTTCACGATATTCATTACGTATGTTTTTTATATACGGAATAAAAATGTCATTAGTAATTTGAGATATAGATCCGGTACCGGTTTGTATACTATCATCCCAAGCAACTTCTAATCTTGGTACATAAATTGTATGTGTATCTAACCCAAAGAATTTAAGTGTACCAAAAATATCATTTGAACGTTCATTTGCCGTCGAACGTTTTATAATCATACCGTAATTCGTAATTGTATTATCGGTCCATTTTTTAACGATATCTGTAATATCCATTCGCACATCTAACGTTGTACCGCCATTAAATGTATGTATTGCTTCATACCCCGAACCAGTATACCATGCACCGCCGCCCAAGCGATTCGTAACACTAAAGTCATTATAACTAGGAGCTGAACCAGTAGCCCAACGGTTGGCCTGTGTTTTATTATTTGTATAATACCAAGAAACTCCATTGGTTGTTTCGGGCAAATCATTAAAATTACCAGTACCATTGGTCCATGTTTCATATATTGGATATGCATAGATTGAATGAACTAGTGGCAGGTCGCTAGCATATGCACATTTGAGTGTTAAGTATACTGATGCACTACCGACATTTAGTGGTCCAATTTTCGGAATATCTCCAGCAGCTATAGCTGTTGTTATAGCTGTTATTTGACTACCAAAGTCCAATAAGATTCTACTGTTATATGTATTAGCTTGAATTACGCCTTCAAAAGCTGAGCCAGATGCTATTTTTATTAGTTCAAGCATCTGGTCTATTCCCGTGTTTTTGTCCGGAAATCGTTCGTATATTGTAGTATCTCGTTCTGGGTAATATAATTGTATCATTCTTTACTTCCTTAAGGTTTTACCACGCGTCCTTTAATGTCAACGTTAGGATATTTTATCTCAAAAATACATGGATCTAGGCTAGGATAAACAATTCCGTTTTTAGTAGCTGCGTTAATATCATAAACATTCCCGGCATAGCCTTTATTCATATCTGTTAAGTTTACAATCTCTAATCTTGGTACAGATTGTACACCTTCTAATCTATCAATTTCACTAACAACGTTAGAAATATTGATCGGTCCATTGATTTGCATACGGTCATTATCAAACATTTGCTTGAGCCTGTTAACACAGCGTAATAAAACTTCGTTACTATTAGAGTTAGGAGTAGGTATTACTTCAAACTCAATACCGATATTGACAATATATGCTGTTTTTATATTGATTGCATCTGTTAACATACGATAATTGCTTAAGTATGTTCTTAAATTTTCTCGAATTGCTTCGTTAGGTGCTGTTAAGTTTTTATTAACATCATATGCCAATACATATAAATTCAATGCTAACGGATTCGATACAGTGTCGCGCGGATAATCACGATCATTCGTATCTAGTTGTGTATCGCCGATAATATATGCTTTAGCAATTGAACCATATTTAGATGGCATCGAATAACATCTAGATATATAATCCTCTCGTGTAATTGCACGATTCTGTGCAGCAAAGTTTGCTATAGCATTTTGACGTATACTATCAATACTATCACGAGTTTTACCGCCTGTTGCAGGTACTGGATTATTAACGGCTACCGAACTCTTAACAAAAGAAAGATCTAAGCTATATATCTCATTACCAGAATTATACACAATATTGTTAATAGTTGTAATTGTATTAACAGGTACGTTATCTGATATACTACCACCGATCGTATATTGTACGGTTAACGTTACATTGTTTGGAGCTAATCCATACGTACTAGTATATAAGAAATTGCTAGGATCAATATTCGACGTCGTTGTTCTAGCTAAATAATCTAATCCTAATCCAACGTTTTTAGGATTTGGAATAATTTCTTCATCCGAATCAGAACTAACGCCGGATCCGAATTGCAATTCAGTTTGATAATCAGCTCTTACACGACTAACAAATCTTCGAGCCGTACGACGTAATTTTAAAATATACGGTACTGTACTACGATAGACACTTAGTGTCGGATCATTAAACGGTATATTAGCAATATCTTCAAAAATCGTATCTTGTGCTAAATAATCAGTTTCATACCACGTATTGCCATCGTCATCTGTAACTTTAACAATATCCAAAACGTTAGTTTCGGGTAGCGTAATTTTGTCATATGGCTTTGGATTACCGAACGCGTAATCAGTAGTTTTAATTTCACCAGAAATAGCTTGAACTTGTTTCTTTAAAAGGTAATATTGAACATTACCTGAATTATCAATCTCATAAACAGATACTTCTGTTGGATCTAATGAACTACTATATGTAAAGTCAACTTGATTTAATGTTCTAAATTTA